AGTTGGGGCCATTTCATCTTTGATCCCTTTGTCCAAACATCAACGGGTAAAGGCATTTTCTTACCTGTCCAATCAGTCAAAGCATCATTAACAACACAACTATTTTTCTTTCCTCCATTTGTCATTAGGTTGACTTCTTCAATTGTGTAATCAGATTGCCCTGCAAAAACAGATTGAATCCTGCGCTGTTGTTTCTTATTTACTACTTTTTCTACATGAGGTAAAAAAGATTCCCATGCTTCTTTCTTAGACATCATTTCGTCGGTTGCGTGACCTGAAAAAACAGTGCGTCCAAAGTTGCTTATATTTAAACAAACTTCCTCTGTTATTTTTACACCAGACATCTTATATTTTGGATTTATATCGGCTTCGCCTGTGAACAAGGCAAAGAACACATAACCGTCAATAATCGGCTCGTCGTCAATATCGCAATATGGTTCGGCCTGTTTAAATTTGTCTTTCACTTCTTGCGTAAATTTGCCAACTTTAGAAACAGTCGGGGGGAATTTTTTAGAGGCAATAATTTTATTTAGATCACGTAATTCAAGAAACCCAGATGATTTAAGTTCTAACTTTCCTTGTTCTAAATGACTAAATTGTGAATTGTATAATTTGATATTTGCCGATTCACATAAACAATGAAGGTTTTGTTGACTTAGATTGTTTTGCTCCCTCCAACGCCTGAACGATTCACCAAAGTCTGTTCTGTATTGATCCGGCTTCGAGGTCGGCACGTGTTCTATGTTTAAGTATCATTAGCAATATAACAAGGGTCTACCCCTTCGCAAGGGTCTTAATTCAACTTTACGTTAGTATCATTAATCACAAGAGCTTCTATCAATAAATACCTTTTAGCTGTTTGTTTTCCCTGCGTAGTCTTTCGTTTTCATAAACCAATTCTGAACAAACATAATAAATATCTGATTGACAAGGGATTAGCGATTCCCTGATTTGTTGGATGCGTTTATGTTTGGCCTCTGTGGAATAGGTCATTGCGGCCTACTGCTTTGGGTCGGCTTAATATTAACAAATAATAAGAATGCGTCAAATTAATGACTTGCTACGCCTTGACACTAGATGCAGTTTGTGGCAATTTTACTGCGTACACGTAGCACTATGTATAGCGTATGGACACAGTTTCAATCCGAATTGACGACGAAGTGTATAAGCGTGCTTTGAAGAAAAAACGCAAGTACGTAAGTGTGACAACGCATCTAAGCCTGTTGATCGAAGAAGCACTTGACAAGCTCGACACAATGGAAAGGCCTCCCGGCCGATATTCATATTCTTCTTCTTTTGAAGGTTTAGGAAAAGAGTATGAGAAAAACCATAAGGAAACTTTTCTTACACCCGTTTCTGAAAACTTCATTTGCCACGATCCTGAAAAGCACAAAGCATTTTTAAAAGAACAAAAAAAAGTAGCTCAAAAGTTACCTACTGCGTTCCTTCAATTTTGGGAAACTTTTAATACAGCCCCACGCAAAGCGAACCAATCAAGAAAGAAAGCTTTTGAAGCGTGGAAAGAAGCTTTAAAGGTAGAAAAATCTGATCGTCTCATAGAAGCCGCTAGAAGAGCCGTACTAGATCAAACCAATAAACTTCAGCACGACGAATGGTTCGAGCCTCTTCCTGACTGTTACAGATGGCTTAGAGATGAAAAGTTCGTCGTTTTGCTTGAGCAACATACGCCTGCTAAGGCGAAGCAAATAATTCCGGGGGTAACAGTTTTATGAATTATTCAAAGCTTTACGACCCTGATCTAAAAGGAAATTACGTTTGGCCCATGACTAGCAAAAGCTATAAACCGGGGCAATCAACTTCCTATCAATTAACGAGTGAGCCTTCACCTAAGAATTGGGAATTGCAAGGTTTCGTTATGGCCGGACCCTGCCAAGTTGGGATGTATGACGATGAAGGATTTTACTGCACTTATCAACCAGCCGTCGAAGGAGTACGCCCCGGAAAGTATTACCGAGTTTTACACGGGGAACAAATTAACGAGGCAAAAAGTAACTACGAACGCGATAAGACTTATACAAAATATGGCACGTCATACGCGGCGGCTATATGAAAAGATCTTTAGTAAGAGTTGCGACACCTGAAAGCGCACAAAAAATCTTATTTAGATTAATTAAAGACGGCAAAATTAACGTTCAAGATATTGATAAAGAATCACCAAGTTCAGCCCTTTTAAGAGAAACAGCAGCGAAATATTACCCAGAAATAAAACTAAAACCTCACGTTAATTTATTACGTCATGATGTCATCGTTCAATCCAACGGCATACAAAAAGCTAAGGGAATCAAAAAGGTTGCCGTTAGATCCAAACCTGATTTTTAGAGAGAGTGATCATAAATATTACGACAAAATTAGTAAAAGAATTATCCCGCTTTCTGTTACTCAAATTTCAAACCCATCAAATAGCAACTTTATCAATAAGGACATAGAAGAGGGAATTAACAGGGGAAACCATGTTCACGCATGTTTAGAACGGTTTCTTAATACAGGTCACGCAGGAACACAAAGTCCCTATGAAGAATGGACAAGTAAATTAATTGAATATAGGTATTGGTCAAAGGTTATACCGATTGCTGTTGAGCTGGAATTATGCGATAGAAAACACTGGATCGCCGGGAAGCTTGACGCGCTTGTAGTGCATAAGGAAACAAACAAAATTATCTTGGTTGATTTAAAAACAAGGAAAGCAAAGAAAGACGAGAAGACAGGAAAGGTAACTTTTAGCAAAGAGTCATCAACAAAACTGCATAAGCAATTCGGGGGCTATTTAGACCTGCTTTATCAAAACTATAAAGATCTTTGGGTCGATGAATGTTTAGTGATGTACTCGCATCAATACGGGGTTCATACTGATCCTTTTACCGATCTAGAGGAATACAGAGGTTTATATCAAAGCGCACGATCAATTTATTTCCACCAACAAAACAAAATCTACGGTTTTTAAAATGAGCTATTACAACACAATTGAAGAGGTAGGCACTGCGCTTACTGAATCAAAGAAAAAAACAAGGAAACAAGAGGATTTAATTTATTCTCTATTTCAAAAGAGGAATGAGCCTCTAAGTCCATCAATGGTATTAAGTCAGTCTGGTTTAAATTGTCCGATTACTTCTATTCGTCGCGCAATGACTGATTTAACTAATTCAGGGCATATTGTTAAGACTAATCGTCAGGTACGGGGCATGTATAACAAGCCTGAGCATTTATGGGAGCTGCCAGATCTAAAAGAACCAAAACAAGTGTCTTTATTTGATTAACTTTCCTTCGTCTACGTATGCTTGACAAAGGGTAGACCCATGTCACTATTTAACTAATGAAAAACAAATCATGTACGAGCTTACAAAAGCCATCTTCCTTTTGGCGGTCTCTGCGCCTATTTTGTACGGGGTTAATTCTCTTACCAATAGCGTTAGTACTTATCCTGATCCGGCGGTCTTTGCTGTTGATACAGTTACTGTTTCTACGAAGGCCTATCATTAAAGAACCAATTCATTTTATAAGGTCTGAAGCCGTGAAAGACATTGATGATTGGAACAATTACGACGAGGAAAAAAAAACTCAAGAATGGCTAGCCGCTTTTGATGATGACCAAATTTTAGAAAATGCTCGATACGTGGCTGAATACAACTATCACTTGCCAAACGAGCAAAACAACGAACAAAACAACCTAACTAAATTTCCCGACGTTGATTACGATGATGCAATTCAGTAGTGAAGTCTTAAATAGTCCTGAACTTATCCTTGCTGAATTAGCCAAGGTTAAACGAGAGATCAGAACACTTACAGCCGCCGAGTCTGTCTTAAAAGACGAATTAGAAGAGCACAGGAAGGATGGAAGAATTAAAGGGATTTTTGAATCGTTTGGAGTTATTGCAAAGAGGGTAAGAAAAGAAGGTAAGTGGAATTATTCGGATCGATTAGAAAAATTAGAGGTAGACATGAAAACTGAAATAGAGGAACAGAAGACAATAGAAAGGGAAGACGGCAAGGCAAGACAAAACGACCCTACTTTTTATTGGACAATTCGGAACAAGTCAAAAGATGAATAGACAAGAAAAGATCGAAGCCGCCGAAAGGCGTATCATTGAACTCAAAAATCTAATTAAACACTGGAGGAAAAAGGATGACCAAAGCAGAACTTGAAACCAAAGTAGCCAAAGAGCTAAAAGAGGTTTTAGACAGTGAAATATATAACAACGAGACTTTTCATTTAACGGTTAAAAAGCTTTTACCAATTTTGAGGCAATTACCACAAGAGCCAGTAGATAACAAATATTTAAAAGAGATATTTGACCGCTGTTGCTTAAACCCTATTTATAACCTGCCTGATATTTAACTAATAAATGAACCCACAAAAAAATAAAGGTGATAAGGCAGAGCGCGAAGTTGCCGCACTATTAACTGAATTAACGGGTAAAACTGTTAGACGTAAATTAGGAGCTGGTAGGACTAACGCCGCTGGAGGTGATACGGGTGACATTGAATTAGAAAATTTTGCTATTCAGGTTTGCGACTGGAAAGATAAATCAGCGGCTTGTTTACAGAAACCTGTAGAGGCAGAACAGCAAAAAATAAATCTTGGAGTTGATCACGCTGCAACTTTTGTAAGGTTCAGGGGCGGGAAGTATCGCGTAGTTTTAACACCTGAACAATTTATAAGGTTATTTAATGAATGAGCTACGCCTTATCGACACCTTTAGCGGTATAGGCGGTTTTAGCTATAGCGCCGAAAAACTTGTTGGAGGATTTAAAACAGTTGCATTTGTCGAATGTGAACCATTTTGTCAAAAGGTATTAAAAAAGCATTGGCCCCATGTCGAACAATTCCATGACATCAGAACCTACAACCCAGAACCCTATTCAGCAGACGTTATTTGCGGGGGTTTTCCCTGTCAGTCAATCTCAAACGCGGGCAAGCGCGAAGGGATCACACAGACTTCAGAATCTGGTTTGTGGTACGAACTCTATAGAGTCATTTGCTTATTACGACCGCGATACGTCGTCTTGGAAAACGTGTCAGCAATCCTTTCTAGAGGACTTGGAATCGTTCTCGGAAACTTGGCCGAGGCAGGGTATAACTGCGAATGGTGTTGCATACCAGCGTCGTATGTTGGAGCCTGCCACCAGAGAGACAGGTGGTGGCTTGTTGCCTACTCCACTAGCGTCAGCAATGGATCGCAAATCGAAATTCAAGCAAGGGGGAACACCTTTATTAGGCGCTCTACTACCAACACCGAGGGCAGCGAAAGGAATGGAAATGAGACTATCGAAGAATATGGCAAAGCTAGAACACAAGAAATATTTAGAGACAGAAATGGCGGCAAGAATACATACACATGGCGAAACACACCTTACGAACTCAAAGGAGATTGGCGAAAATGGAGTACTAAACCCGTCATTTGTAGAAATCCTAATGGGGCTGCCTCTGGGGTGGACAGAACTAAAAGAATGAAGGCGTTGGGGAATAGTATTGTGCCTCAAGTTGCAGCGATACCACTACAAAGGGTTTTAGATTTAGAAAAACTTACTGTTCCTAATTAGACCTATTGATTAAAGGGTCAACCCCTGATATATTTATTAGATCGGTCGCGCTGCGTTTGTTGACGTACCACCGATATAAACAAGTTTTTTAAATCAATGACATCTTTTACGTGCGTTATGGCATGGCTTTGCGCCTTGCTTGTTCTTCCTTTCGTTGTTCTTTGGTGGGCTTGCGAGTCACGCCATACAACAATTAACAAAATGAGATCATGGGGTTATACGTGGAAACAAATTGGCGAAAAGTATGGGGTAAGTTCCTCTACTGCTAGACGATGGGCTAACGCTTAATATTGTGGGCCAGCTCAACCGCTGCTTTGCTCAATGGTGATGGGGATAAACATTCCAACTGCTGACCCATTTATAATCTAACTCTGTATATTTAGTACGCAAGCATAGTAAAACTTATGCGTCGCTTATTAGATTGGTTAGGTTCAGGCTTTGTTTATAGATCCCCGACGAATAAAATTGAAGCTTGGAGAAAGAACGCGATGTACATGACAAGCCGTCAACTTAGACATCTAGCAGGAACAACTAGCCATGTATCAAAAGCCGTTTTAATCAGTCGCTATATCAATGAAAATATGTCTAAAAATGAGTATGATTAAAAGGTACCTTACCCCCTTTGCCTGTATTAGAAATTAATTATTGGGAAGCTATTAAGCCCTTGATTGTTAGAGGACATCAGGGGTTTTTTAGTGTTTACCTATTGCGCCAATTCTTATTCCTTTGTGTCCCTTCAAGCGCTGCAATCTTCTGTTCTACCAACGCTACCCGCTTAAATAATGCCCTTACGTCTTTATCTTTCCTGTTTACCACAATGCTAAGGGTGAACAAGAAAATAGAGACTACTGCCCCTATACAAGCCGCTATAACTTCATTCATAATCTTTTAAAAGTCTTTTCCATTTTTCATAGATAGCAATCTCAGCTCCAAGGCCCGTAAAAGTTGAGGCGTGTTTATGGTTTGGCGAGTCTCTTTGGTCTAAACGGTAATACAGATTCATCCTCTCAGTTCTTGCGGCGTTCTCTGCCACGGTTAAGTCATGCCACATGCTAAGCCTAGACAATAATCTATAGTTTATTACGATAGAACAGTAAAGCAAAAGCTTATGACTGAACAAGCAACAAAGAAACCAGAGGAGGTTAAAAAGAATCCTCTACAAAAACTGAAAGAGGGGTTAGATGATAAAGAAGAACAGTTAGCGATTATTGGCGTTTTTGTTAGGTTAGGTGTCGTTGTTTGGACGGGTTTTATCGTAACTTTAAATTATATTTCTATCCCCGGATATGCCTCTGAACCTAAAGATATAACTTTCCCGGCTTCGTTACTAACAGGCGCATTAGCTAGTTTTGGACTTGAGGCATCAGGGAAGAAAAGAGGAGATGGAACATTCAAAGTTGACGAAAAAGATAAGCCATTAAGTAAAAAAGATATTGAGGCATTGTTGCTGAATCAATCAGGTAATTATCAAACAATTAGAGTAGAAACCCCAATTAAATTAGTACCAGTTGAACCGAAAATTGATCCGATCTCTGGTAAAGAGATAGACCCACAATCAGGCAAGTTAAAACCATGAAACGACTATTAATCCCCTTTGCTTTCTTTCTGGCTGCTAGTCCCTGCTTTGCAAACTATAAGCACGAATTGAAGACAGTTGTTAGCGCTGATGTTGCTGGTAGCTATTCTCACGCAAAACGCATTGGAAGTTCATATTCATTTAGTTCTGAAGGAATAACCGCAAGTACTATTACAGGCCTCGTTGCACCCGCTTCAAGCAATAGCACCCATACAGGAGTTGCAGCCACTTTAGGTACGCAAGCTTTCAGCCAAACGGCAGCAGGGGCCAGTACTTCCCTAACACAGTCATTTTTGCAAGGCGATGTTGTGCCTACTCAAACAGGGCTAGGCCTAACTCATGGGGCAACGACTACTTTATTAACTCTGGGCGACACTATTTCCTATAGCGGTGGAAACTCGAACGGGACGGCGGTCGGTCTTACTCAGGCAGGGGCTATCACACTAACTCCGGGCGGTAGCGGATCTACCGTTTCAGGAAGTATTTCTAGTACTATAGATATTCATTAATATGTATGAAATATTTATTATTTTTCTTTCTCTTAAATGTAATTAATACAGCCAAAACCCTAGCCGTCCCAGTAATTCCCAATTTTGGGTCAGGTCAGACTCAAAGTACCACCGAGGTTAAATCTCGCACCGTGGAACGGATAGAAAGCTTTCATTTTAATACAGGCTATACTTTTAATCAGTCTGGCAGCAACATAAAAGTTATAGGTAGTACATTAACGCCCCAAACTGTTAATACTCAAACTCAAACAGTAAACGGAATATCTTCAACATGGAAATCTATTGATCTAAATACTAAACCACAATATGAACAAGTCGTTGCTGGAGCTGGTACACAATACAACGAAAGCCTAATGGGGCCGGGATTAGCTGAACACGTTATTATTGACCGCACTATTGATACTGAAAGTATAACAAATTCAACGAGTATCTTTACACAGTGAAAAGGATATTATCTGTTTTAATTATTAGTTTGTCTGGACAATTACCAGCATTAAGCGAAGGCGTTTCAATGCAAAATAATCCTATCTCGAATAGTAGTGGTGGGGTAAATGTGACTGCAGTGCAAAATGTTCCTTCGCGTCAATTTACAAATATTTATAGCTTGCAACAACTACAATGTCAGTCAGACACATTCGTTATACAGCCATTTATTACTTCTAATATGAGTTTCCAAAGGCCACAAAGAGACGTTAGATTAGATCCAATTTATGATGATAGAGATTTAACAGGTTTAATAACTCAAGATGATAATGGTAATGATGTAGATGGGCCTGACGGGTTGCCAGATAATCCGGGTAAAGTTGTTGGTTATAAATCAGTTCAATTAAATCCTCAAGATTCGTTCGCAGTGTCGCCGGGAATTAGCCTGAGCTTCAATATTAATATGGATAGAAAGGCAGTTCGTAAGTGTAGACAAGGGGCAGCAAAAATTGTTGAATTATTAGATTTACAGGTAGCAGATAAGCGCTTGAGTCTGGAAGTAGGCAGGCTTTCAAAATGCGGGGAATTATTAACAAAGGGAATAAGATTTAAAGAAACCAGCTCATTCGCAAAATTATGTGACGATGTGGAGGTCGTGAAATTTATTCCAAAAAATACCCTCCCTGACCATCAACACTCATTAGGGTCTATTTCTTCAGAAGTGAACGCCAAAGAAGATTAACTCTATTCTTTTCCCGTTGCGCTCTTATCTTTTCCCCTCTTGATAACGGTTTTTCTTTTTTACCTAATTTCTTCTTAACTGCTTTAATAATTTTTTTCTGTAGGGGTTTGGTTCTTTTTTTTATTAGCTCAGTTAAAGGGGCCGCCATTAATGCGGATGTTGCGCCAAATAACGCCGTGACCATTACCCCAGAAACTAAAGCCGGGGGCGGGGTGAAATGATCAACAGTTTCAATAATTTTTATCGGCTCATATACAGCTACACATTCACCTGAAATAGCGTCGATTTTATAAGCCGTAATTCTACCTCTACCATATTTACCAATGCTATTTATTGGCGCGGCTCCATTAGGCGGGCAGTCTGGAGGGGGCGGGTTATAGCCTGTAAAGCTTGTAGTTTGTTTGTTAGTCGTACTTTGTTGTTTAGTTTCTTCCGGCTCCCGTGGCGTTACTGATAAAGGTTTTGTTTTTACTACTTCTAATTTTTTGTAATAGTCAAGAGGATAAAAAACGGGCTGCGAATAATCGCATAAAATCATTACGCCGTCAGGGTCATTATCAAAGTGTCCTGCACCTCCTGTTTCGTCGTCTCTTGTCTCAACACACCCCGGCATGTCTATAACAAGGGGATCTAAAACAAAAGGTAATTGAGTACTAACTGACGGGGGTAATATTAACGGCGGCTCTAAAACTATCGGGTCGGCAATTCTAGGCTCTGCAATTCTAGGTTCAATGATTCGCGGCTCTTTAATATCCAATTAGCAATCTACGAAGTCGCCACCAATATTCTTGCCAATCTGACCAGCTTTTTTAACAGCGAATGCACTAGCAACCCAACCTATGATTGGGATATTAGATAAGGTACTAGCTGCAGGTGTAGCCGTAACTAAAGAAGTCCCTACGATCTCCCCGTTAGATTCTGCGCTGCCTTTATTCTTGATGCACTGCAAATATTCAGCCGTTAATCTCGCGCTATCTACAGGGTGATGTGCAATATATTCTTTTCTGCTGTAGTCAGTTTTTCCATGCCATTTAGTCTTTTCTTCTGAGAATAAGGTTGTCTTAGGAGAATGCATATTTAAAGTCATCATCACGTCTAATTTCTCTCCATCCTTTGTATATCGTAATTGTGATGCGCTGTTGTCTGTCGTAGCCAATCGGGCTAAATCGGGTATTCCATTATTAGCTTTTGATAGAAGAGACATTGAAAGGAACGATTGACCTATCAAGCCAAGGCCGAGCAATCCGGGTAAGAAGTTTTCTTTCATTACTTAAATGGCAATGCTGGACCCGTTGCACTTGGTAGTTTTATTTGTTGTTTTATTTGATGTTGAATAATATCTACCATTTGGTCTTGAAGCGTAAGCATCATCCCATTTACAAAATCAGCCCGTTTGAAATAGATATATCCACCTCCAATGATCATGGTCAAAGACATAGCGAAAGAAGCAACGCTAATGCCATCTAAAATTTTTCTTACCATTAAAAAGTAAGCCTTGCAGTCATACTCTAATGTGTCTACTTATGCTTAGCAACCTAAGACGGTTTTGTAGGCCAAGTAACAGAATGAGGCCAGCCAGAGTCATCAGCAGGTAGATCTCTTAAAGCTTGTCTATATGTTGCCCACTCAGTAACCTTTGCTGTTGCTAATCCTCCTTTATCTGCTGTTTGCGTCCAATCACTATCTTTTAATAGTTGATCACGTTCTGACCTTTTACCAGTAGCAGCGTTATTATCTATTGCCGTTTTTGCGTCTCCTGTAGCTGTAGATTTTGAAAACTTTGTATACCATTTACCGTCTTTCTGTTCAACTCCATCCCTAACAGAACTATCGTAAGGAGGTGTTAAAGGAGAAGCGGCGGGGCCATCAAACACCCAATCATAACCAAGAGAATTAACAACGGTTTCGGTTAATGGTTTAGGGATTGATATATTAGGAAATTCACGGCGAAACATTGATTCACCAATGATTAAAGAACCATCTGATTGTTTTCTAAATTCAGTCATGAGTAATAAATAAGGGTGGAAAATAAAGGGGTTAAATTCATATAAATCCCCCCATTAAGCGTGTGCATAATAGATATATTTTTTCCCTGACTGGTTAACAACATTCCAGTTTCCAACTAAAGTAAATCCAGTTGAAGTTGGTGCTCCATATGGATCTGCACCTTGTCCTGAATCAATATCTAATCTTAACGCTTCATCATCACCTGCACCCCAGCCTCTCAACGTATCCAAAACGACCCAACCTTCAGAAGCAGTTGAGGATTTAATGATGACAAATCTGGGCTGAAAGCCTCCATCTGGGATTGTGATTGTCTGTTCAGAATTTGAACCATCGTAGTAACCGCAATGCGAAACCCCTTTGACTGAGGAGAAGAGAAAGGCCGAATAATAATCTCCACTATTACCTGTATTAGTTGAATCACCGACGGTGAATACTGAAGAGGTCGGGGCTGTATCGTTAAATCTACTTGTAGCAGCTTGTTCTTCACTATTTGAGTTCAACATCAAATAATATTGTTCTGGGTTAGTTCCTCCGTTAAGCCCTTTATGGTAAACCGCCCACGACTGACTATTAGTTCTAGTCTTTATCCAAATCATCTCAGGCACTAAGTCGGGGCCTAGATTATGACTAATTGACTGAGCCGAACCCGTCCCTTTGTAGACTACACAATCAAAACCCGCGTGGCGTTTCCACATCCAGCCCTGCAAACCAGTACTAGCCCAACTGGCAGAAAGAAAACCTTCATTACTATGAAAAGTTACTTCAGCGCCATTTGCTGAAGCCATAGTGCCATTTGTGTTTGTATACCATTGCCCATTTTTCGTTAACCTACTTCCTATTTTCCAGTCACTAGTTGAACCAGGGCTTCTCCACAAAGCCATGTCGACAGGAAATCCAGAATCTATAGATGGAATAGTTGTCGATCCATTTCCAACATCCATAGCGAATACATCACTAGCCGTTTCAATCGCCTTCATTGTTCTTCCAGTCTCTGCCGCGATAGCGACATACATATAACTCTTGCCTGAAACGTTTATACCTGAAGCTCCGCCAGTTTGAAGCAAATAACCATCTGGTAATGGATCACTTGTCGGCCAACTCCATTGATTGTGATCTACATCAACTTCTACGGCTCTATCCCTTCCTCCAGAATCCGAATCTGTTCCCCGTGCAGTCCAGCCTCTAATATTATCTTGAATCATTGGGCGACCCATATTCGGGTCTGGATCACTTTCTATTTGTTTGGTTAATAACCAACCAGGCTCAAACGGTAATGAAATTTTATTATCACCTGCTGAACCCGAGCCATTGTAAGTACCACATGAAATAATTGATTGCGTCCCATCTGGTCCAAATTCCGCTTCTTCGTGAGCAAAAATAAAAGCTATATAACTACCAACTTTATCATTATCTTTACCTACCACAAATTCACTGGCACTAACACTATTTACGGAAAGATGGGTATCAGTCGAAACGGCACCATTAGAATTTAATTTCCAGTATTGATTAGTACTAAGACCACGATGCCAGCAAATCCAATCTGTCGATGAGGTGTATGCCTTCAACATAATAAAACCGGGAACCGAGCCAAGATTGTGGCTTAGGGTTCTTGCCGATGTACCATCAGAACCGCTTTTACTCCAAGTAACTATATCAAGAAATTTTTCTTTCTTTTTAAAAGTCCATGAAATATAGTCTTCACCATTAGCATTTTCTCTAGTACCTGAGCCTATTGAAAAACCGTTATTGTTAAAGGCACTAAAACCATTAGAGCCATAATTCCAAGAAGACGCTAAGTTAGGTGAATTATAGAAATAGAGATTATCAGCAGCAGAGTAAAAAGTTTTAGTGAATAACATATGATCACTAACATTTGAGCCAGTTGATCCGGTTAACTTTTTAATCCATATGATTCCGTCTTCTGAACTACTTAAATCAATATCTGTATTTATTGATCTTGCTGTAGTATTGCCACGATATGCATAAGTTTTAAAAACATCTTCTACACCTATTTTTTCGCCACTACCAGCAGCCCCAGCGGCTCCAATTGCAGAAAGTAATTTAAGGTCCATAATTAATACTTAAGTTGTGTAATCAACAACACTAAATGCACGGTAAGTAGTGCCGCCATCGTCTGTTATGAAACCGATTAGATGGGTTTTCGATGCTGCTAAAGTTGGGGCAGTATCAGCAGGCCATTTAACGGTGCCGCTTGCTAAGGTCCACGCTGTTGTATAAGTTACGTTTGCTAATTCCAAAAGAAAACCATAACAACGACTCGCAGGAGGATTACTAAAAGTCCATGAAGTTACATTGGCATTTTGAGTAAGAGTGAAATAATTTCCCGTCGATAAATCTAAAGTAGGTGTTGCAGATTGGGCAACGGTAACTATATTTTGCGCGAATGTTCCTGATAGATCAAAATCAGTATTTGCTGCTGCTGCTGCCCCTGTTCCGATAGCAAAGTTAGTGACATTTGAGGGCGCGGAGTCGTTAGCCCACTCAAGTGTCGTAGCCGTAGAACTACTTTTTAAAACTTGACCAGTTGCAGGAGTGGTATTCGGTAATGTGAGCTCAATGTCTGTTCCACTCCCATTGTCCGTTACAACCTTGTCAATTTTTATAGAACCGTAAGCCATGATGTTTTAAAGAAGTACGAGGGTTTGCTGCGCGGAAATAGTAATTGTTACTCCAGAGTTTACTGCTATTGGGCCAACTGCGAAACCATTCTTCTCTAACGTATAGCTTGATGAAACTGTAACGTCGTTTTCTGTAACCCATGTAGCCGATGCACCGGCACCGCCTCCCGCATAATCAAGAGATGTCCACGCAGTAGAACCATCGCCTAGCTTATATTTTTTAGTATCTGATTCATGGCCCAATTCTCCAGCCAAAAGAGTAGGGTTTGCGCTTGTCCAATTAGCGGCGGTGTCTGTTCTTTGCTGTAGTTGTACCCTTACTGTTGTTTGTGTCATGCTCCGCTAGCTATACCCGTTATTATTAAATATTCTAGTGTAGATCCTGTATGTGGAGTTGCATTATCGCAATTAAAAATAAATGGTCCAGTACCATTAACAAAGAAACTATTAGTTACAGAAGATTCGGTTGAAACCGTCGACGCATTTTCGCCATTTAATCGATAAGTTAGATTGATACCTGTTAAAACTAAAAGAGTTATTTCTATATCATGGAAAACGCCCCGTTGCGTTTCATTTGGTGTTGAGGCGTATCTATAAAGACTCGTGCTTTGCGTAATATTTGCCCCGCCGAAAACAGTAATAGGAACTTTAAACTTATTATGTTGTCCCGCTGCCTCTAAATAGTGATCACGAAATAATGTTACTTCGTCTTGCGTAAGATCTGAATACCTGAACGTGATTTGATGGGAACTGAGCACGTTAGAACGCCGAAACCTTATCGGGCCTGATGTCAAAGTGCTTGATTCACTTACATTTAAACGGCCTATGTCATAACTTATAGAGTTTGGATACCTTGAGTCGGGATAATCGTTCATTGTTAAATCGTATAAGGTGGCAGCAATTCAAGACTGACAGATATATTAATTTGTCCGTTAACTTCATTAATCGTAGGACTTTCTAAATAACGCCATTTATAACCAGTCGGGAAAGCTAAATTAGTTGCAACAAGTGTTTCCGTTGATAAATCAAACGGCTCGAAATGACCTGTGAAAGCAAAGTGACTTACTAGACTTTGTTGCTGCGCTCGCGTAACACTTAGGAAAGTCATTCTTAATCTGTGTCCGTATGAAACCGATGAATGCCTAACCATCGTTTGCTCTCCAGAAAGTTGAACCAGATTGCTACTAGCAACTGACCCCGGTGTATAAACACGCGAACTAGGAGAAAGTGAAGGAAAATTAGCTGCCATAATTATGTAAACGTATATTTGAAGCCGTCATCATCACTTTGTCTACCGTTCCATGTCGCCTCTACTTCCTTATTAAATTGATCTGAATCATCATTTGAAAATTCCCATACACCCTCTATTGCCCAATAACTGCCCTTAGTAGCGCCGCCGGGACTCATTTGAGGCGACCAAAACATACCGGTATAACAACCTGCATTATCAGCATCTCGGCCGACGCCTCCTAAAGTATTGCAAGCTGTACTTCCTGTTGTAGCTTGATTAGATCTAACGTTAGCCCTCCAAGGTTTCGGCCCTGCTGGTGGATAAGTCATGTTTCCATAATTCCCTGAAGTAATTGCACCCGTTGGCCCCCCGCATGTAAAAGCATTATTAGTACAAGTATTTCCCGCCGCAATAGTTAAGTAAGTAGCATAAACATAATAATAAGGATCTGTTCCAGCATTTGTACGTTTAAACCATGTAGTAAATCTAGGTGTCACCGTTGTTTCTTCTACTACATCGTTATATAACCCTTGACCAATAGGGAACTGTCCAGCGGCAATATGCTTAGTTGTTGTACCTTTCCATCGTACATAAGTATAGTCAGCGGGATTTACCTCTATAGGTCCAACTGTTCCGATTTCATGAGGCGTACCAAATCCATCATCACTCGCAGGATCAGGACATGAACCTTCTGCGATAATCCAATGATCAATATCAGCCGATGTTAATTCCATAGTTCCACGTCCATCGCTTGAATCTTCACAGCTAATTAATGTTTTGACTCCCCATGTAGGAGAAGGTGTATTACTTCCAATTTTATTTCTGCGATACCAACACACCCGACCATTTGCACAAGCTCCGCCAGATGCTGTTAAGGTGTCGCCTACTTTTAAAGGTTCATCATCTGTTCTATCATCTGTGATTTCTGCTGTTAAATCTTCTTCTAAAGGATCGAGAACCAAGTCTAATTCTTCAAATAATAATCCTTCATTAAATAGTCCTAAAGTAAAATTCGTATTTCCAAGAGAAGGCCAAGTCACACCGTCGTATGGAATATTACCTGTTCCGCTGTTGGAGTGGCACGTAACATCTGTTCTTGATGTTGGTATAACTGTGCCAACCGCTGTAGCTGATGCCACCGCCTGAGCAATTATTGAACGTTTAGAGCTATCGACTGGAAAATGAATGAGATCTAACCTAACAATTCCTGATGTTGTTTTTTCCAAGCGTTCTAATTCATATAAATAATCGTGATAATCAACAGTACCGGCGTTGGTTTCCCTTCTTAGCCTGACTCTGACAATATCGCCTAATGCAAGGGTGCTATTAAAAGTTGAGGGTCTTACAGAAATCCTTAGAGTATGTGTAATGTATTTTCTTTTGGCTATTTGATATGCACCGTATTTAACAGCATGAGATTCTGAGCAACACCATTGAGATAAATCATATTGAATAATAACGGGATTACTTACCCCGGTTTGTTGCACTTCAGATGTCCTAATAATTGGTAAGTCATTATCATTTTGTTGCTTCCACATCACTAAGGCTTTTGCATCTTGCCGTTCAGTGATCGGGATATATTCAATTTCAAAACTACCGTCTAATATATGGTCCTCTGTAAATCCAAAACTCGGAATAACAGTATTAGTTGAATTAATAGTATGGTCAGAATTAACTTGCACCCGAGGTTTAAAGCATTTTTTTCCATCTTTTTCAGATAAGCGAAGTAGAAAAAGATTTCCTGTTTGGGTTAAAAAATCTTCTAAATTCTGCGATTGAGAAACAACACCATTACATAAGAAATTATTTGTATTTAAAAAGTTTGCCGCCGCCGTCATTGACGTTGTATCGATCATGTCATCTGGAAGCCTTTTCGATTGTTTGATTAAATAAATAGCTAAATCAATAAAGTTATTACTTGACCCAAGAGTGCTATCTAATATCCTTGTGACCTTTAAACCATTTTCTACATATACATAAATTTGACGATCCCACGTACGGTCGCCATCATCAAAAGTGTTTGTATAGGATAAAGCCGTTAGATCAGTAAATACAGCATCAGTACCCGGATAGCTTGGAATATTGTCCCACGTCGTTTTATTAGCAACATTGGTGATATTTACCCCTGGGGTCCAATTGGAAGCCCTTTCGTTATAGGCTCTTGTCCAGGTTCCAACCCTGCAAGCCCATTGATAAACTTGATTTTCTTTTATATCTCCTATCTCGCCTTGACTAAGAATCAATTGCAAATTAACGGTTAAAGCATTTGTAGTTGAGTCATTAACAAATCTTCCACTGGTAGCCCCCGGCGCGACGAATACACCTCCAATTTCAGAGTCTCCTACTGTTACACGACGACCAAAAACGATAGGGACAGGTTCACCAATCTCAATAGCTCTTTGCCTTACATCTAATGATGTATTCCCCTTAGCTGCTTCTTCTGTTAATTCATCACCCGCTAACCCCGACTGGTATGGGAGCAGGCTTAATGGGTCAGAAACTTGTATGTTCATAATTAGAGTCTTATTGGGTTACCTATTAAGTCAGTAGTAAATTTGCGCGGCGGGCATGATGCCCCCACAGGTGAAATACTCGAACCTATGCGTACACGTAACGTTTCAAATGTTCCGCCAATCTCGGTAACAACTCCTAAGAAATTAACAATTAAAGATTGATTAGATTGGGGAATAGAATTAGATAATCTGGAATCAAATTCATAAACTTTTAATTCGCATAAATATTGATTATTTAAAGCTTCTGTCAAAGCAGAAATAGCGGTTGTAGTAGCAGGAGCTGTAACACTTACTCTATTTGCTCCACTCGCGCTAGAACTCATTAAACCATCAGCAGTAAAAGGAAAATAAGAGTAACTTTTGCCACCTAAAGAAATAGTTGAATTGACGTAATAAGACTGCCAAAGAAGCTTGTCTGTTGATCCCGTGTAAATTCTGAGATACTGCGCTTGCCCTCTGTTCATTAGCTTATGCCTTGGTATCTTCTACCGCCTGCGCTTCTCGAATTGGAAAATACGCTTGCGGAGTAACTATTTAAAGCCGCTTCTAAATCTTGCACCGTTACATATTGCTGCCCGTTGCTCATTTGCATAACAGGCCCAGTCTTTATGTTGACGTTAGGGCTAGACATCCCACCGCCTCCAGTTGACGGGATAGCCGCTTGACCTCTCAAACCAGCTTGATAATTACTGATAAATCCTGAAATTTTATTTGAGGGCAAAATATATTCAGATTGCCCCCCTTCTGCAACCATCGCCATTTGAGGACTTGAGACGTAACCACCTTTTGCATACCCTTTAGTTGATCCGCTTTGACTAGAGCTACTAGAGCTACTAGAGCTACTTGAAGATTGTTTTTTCCTTGCTCTTCCTAGTGCATTTAAAATTCTATTTATTTGTTTTAGTCCCCAATCAACAAAGTTTTTAATATCAGTTATTAACCCACCAGTTAAGAAATCAAATGATTTAACTATCGCATTAAAAACAGTAACCGTTACATCCTGAATCCCTTTTGCTATCGCTGTCCAATTTTCAGATAATGCTCGCCATGCTCCACGTAATCCTTCAATAGCTAAAATCACCCCTGCGATTATTCCGGCAATTTTCCAGCCACCAATAACGAAACCGAATGCGGCCGCCGCCTTTGAAATACCTACGATGATAGGCGCTGCAATAGTTAGACCTACAAAAGCAGTTGCCACACCAGCAAGAATCATAGTTAAAGTAGGGAACGTTTCAAGCAGAGTCGCGAGTGTTTCCACAAGTGGTGTTAATGCTTTTGCAATTCTTCCTATTGCCGTTCCGAAAGGCCCACCGAAAGTAATAGCTAATGTATCAGTGGCATTTTTTGCTAGTTGCAATTTCGCCGCCGTTGTTCCCATCCTCTTCTCAAACTCATTTAAAACAGAATTTGTATAATTTCCTTTCTCTCCAACTAGTTCTAAGTTATGTCTGAACTTATCTAAATTATTAACAACACCAGCCATACCCCTAACAGCTTCTTCACCCATCAAATCAGTAATTGTGCTAATCATTTCGGATTTTGGTAAGGCAGAAATACCCTCCAATATTCCTAATAATTCACCCGTTGCATCAACTTGTACTCGATCCGCTAACCCCGTAGCCGCTGCGCTCGCCATTTTTTCCGCTTGCTCTTTTGCTCCTGCTAATTCTTTTTCTCTTTGAGCATTAATTAATGCTTCTTCTTTTTTGAATTTATTTCGTAAACCATTTAATTCAACTTCTTCTCGATCATCCATCATATCCGTTTGCGCTCTTAATTTATCTCTAGCCGCCCTATTAGCTAACGTGATTTCTCTATCTGTTTGATCTTGTATTTGTTCTATTTGTCTTTGAATCGCTTCTTTGTTAACTCCTTTCTCATCTCTCATTCGATCACGTAAAATTTTAAGTCTCTTTTGTGATTGTCTTCTTATCTTTTTAATTGTTTCGTCTGTTTCATCGTCGATTTGATCACCAATAATTGTCATCTGATCTCTATATCTACGCCTTACTTCTTTTGTTACTTGATCAGTTTCATTCCTTGCAATCTCAATTCTTCTATCAGCTTGTCTTTCAACTTCTGAAGTCAATTGTTGTTCGTTAAACTTCGCGTCGATTTGAGCAAAGCCAAGTTTCCTTAACGCTGATAGTTGCCTATCTGTTGCGCCTGCTCCTTTTGTCAATGCGCTAAATAATCTCCTAGCTGATGTTGCTGCAATTGTTGTTTCTACACCTGCTTCAATCATTGATGCACCAAGAGCCGCTACATCTTCCGCAGCAAAACCCGCAACATCACCCATTGCCGCTGTTCGTTTCATAAATTCCGTTAACTCTGCAGCATTCGCACCCGTGCTATCTCCTAAATGGTTAAGTGCGTCAAATAAATCTCTTACTTCATCTTGTGTAATACCCAACGCATTTTGCATACTTACCATCGCCTTCCCTGATTCAGCCGCTGTTAAATCAAACGCAGTAGAAACCCGACCAACATCTAAGGCAAAAGCTCGCATCTCATCCCTAGCCTTACCCGCTTGTCCCGCCGCTTCATAAATATCAGCAATACCATTAATAGCAACAGGCAGCTCTTGACCTAGATCTAATATCTCTTTTCTTAAATCTTTAATTCCCTTTGCGTCCATATCCCCCATTACTTTCGTTACACCTGCCATCTTGTCTTCAAAATCAATCGCCGCTTTTGCGCTAAGAGCTATTGCAGTTGCTACACCTGTAGCCGCGACGGCCATTCCTTGAAAAGCTTTTGAGCTAACAACAGACTTAAAACCCTTTGCCGCTCCTTGCGCTGCTTTCTCTACGCCTACGAATGCCTTTTCTAATTTCTTTACATCTCCAACACCTTTAACCTTTGCAACTAAACGAAGAGCACTTTCAATATTTAAAGCCATTTAACGTGACCTCCGGTTTTGCATTTCTGCTTTTTGGTTTGCTTTCTTTTGTTCTTTGGCAATTAATTCCAAAGCTCTCATCTCCATAATCTGCAAATCTTCAAAAAGAGTTTTCATGTCTTTTATTTTATAGAGTTTGCAAACTTGGAACACTACTCCATAGTCTAAACCTATATAGCCATTTGGTCCCGTTCTCCATTGCGTTTGAACTCGAAGAAAAGTTAAAACTACATTTTCATGCTCTTTCCATACTTCGTAATTCCTTTCTTTTAATAAATCATCAGGTAATTCAATTCCTAAAACTTCCGCGTCTTTCAAAATATCGTCGTTATTGGCGCCCCCATGATTAAACAGATAATCAACAGCGCCTGTCAGTTTTTTCTCTTGCTCACCTCGAGGCTTTGGAACCATGCTTTGACAATTTGTGAAGCCACCGTTGGGATCTCAAGCAATTCGTTTAACTTCGCCTCACTAAATTTTATATCGTTCCCTTTGTCGTCTACCACCCCGGACCATCCACATAAGATTTCCTTAGCTGCACCTTGATCTTCTAATCGTTCTTCTTCATCTATCGCGTCAACTTCCATTAAACGAGCAACCTTGATAATCTCATTAATTCTTGATTGAGGTAATCTTTTAAATTCACAATCAAAAGTAGATTTCTCTTTATGCCCGCCATCAATGGGAAGTACGATCGTTACAGGCCATGTAAAAGTAGCCTTTTGCTTTAAAACAAAGCTCATAAAATAATATTTATTCCTACGTAGACTAAGGAACTTTTAACAAAAGAACAAGCTATTAGCTGAATGTTAGTTTCATCTCATCGTTACCAGCACTAGGAACAGGGGTAAATGGGATATTTAACATGCTGATTCCGTCAGATTCAGAGTAACTAGGGTTTGTAATATCCACAGTTGGACAAAGAATAGAAACGATGTTGCCGGCTGTAGTTCCGTGTTGCATCGAGACAAGGCCTGTAGTGTCAGACGTGGCTTGACTAAAGAAGTTTTTAGCCGCGATTGTAGGAGTTTCAATTACAGCCTCGCCAGTAGGTTGGCGGTTTGTAAGAATTACAGATTTATCAGTACCAACTAATTCTCTAGCTGTTACTTCGTTTGCCATATCAACTGAGAAGCTTTGAATAGCTGCGCCATCATATCCAGCAAAACTTGAAGCAACTGTATTGCCTTGTTTAAAGAGAACAGGGGTTGCTTGCGCCGAATAAGTCGCTGTATCTGCCGATGTATCTGTTGGTTCTGTATATAAACCAGTAAGGTCAAAAGAAATTGTGGGCATTTCACCCACTGCTAGAGACAATGAATATGAACCTCTTGCACCAAGAATTTTGTGCTCTATTCCGTCGTTGTTATATTGAATCGCTACTGATCCAAAACTAGAACTTACAGGGACATAACCAACGTTTGCAGCGATGGAATAACCAGAACTAGCACCCGGAACAAATGTCGCGGTGATTGGTTTTACTGTCGCAACTTTTGTTGAACCTACATAATCGACAATCAAACCCTTATGCGCGTTACCTGTACCGCTAGTAATTGTTATTTGCATTCCGTTGTAATAGTCGTCGGTAGCACTTGCGCCACTAGCAAGGGTGATACTGCCAGAACTTCCGGCCTGCGATGAGCCTGTTACCGCTGACCCTGTTGTAGTAGCTGCCATGCCGCAAGCTTTAAGCAAACTATCTATTCGGCTCGCCGTTCCACCTGTTCCGCTGCCGGCTATCTCCACCTCGATTTGTACTGAGACTCTTGTGAGAGCTAAGAGTTGTTCGCTGTTTCCCAAATAGCTGCGAATCAGATCTCTACTTACTGTGTCACTTTCTAGAGGGTTGACCGTAAGGCTACGGCAAAGCAAAGCGTCTGTTCCTGCGAGCGTGGGATCTGTGCCGTAACTTGATTCCGCTTTCACTTGGATCAGTGCGGCTCTTGCTAACTTTGCCATTTGTTTTAAACCTCGTTAACCCATGAAATTACTATGCTTACATAATAGTCTTTATTTGCTACGTGTTAATAAATTTATGTCGACAATGACCCTAAAGTCGTTCGATATTTAATAACAAACGTGTTTTGTATCACGGCGGCGGGTTGATCAGCATCAATCATTTCAAAAGAGACACCAGCCGGTTCAATATCTATTGCATAACCTCCAACCGTTAAATCAGCTAATAACTTTGCATGTAATGATTCACATATTGGATCAGCTACCTCATAAGGCGTGTTACTTGCAGAACCGCGAACAATCACACTAACAATAACTCTTAATGTCCAATCCGTACGTTGATGAGATACAGAGATTTCAGGAGTATCAGAAGAAGGCTCAACTACGATTGCTGGTGACTCATTACGAGTAAGAGGGGTGGTTCTTTCGCGATAGATTCTTGAACCGACTCCCCCCGCTGTACCTGCAAGAGTTGTCTTGATCTCGTCTAATATATTTTCCCTAATTGTTGTCATCAGGTTTTAGATAGTGAAATTTGACAAGTAAGACCGTCTAAATCTTGATCAACGCTTCTAACTTCATAATCAACTGAGCTAATAGTAATTGTGCTTCCGACTGCCAAACTTCCAAACTCAGAAACTTTTGCGTGAGCGTTGTAATCACGAAAAATAACCTGACCATCTAAAACCATTTCGTCAGGCTGATCAAGAATCACTTTTCCGCTAGTGCCTCCACTTGTCGCGGTTACACCAAAATCTGAAAAGCAGGCTGTTAGATCTTCACTCAGCGCCATTTACTTCTTCTAAAATTGACTTAACTTTTTTAGCCTTTGGTTTTGGTGTTTCTGCTACTGGGGGAGGTGTTGGAGGACATGCGGGGGCTGCCTCATCCTCTGTTGTTGCTTCTCTTGCCTTTCCCATTGCAATCAATGTAGAAGCATCTTTTTCACTAACGTCATAAACCGAGCCAGCTTCTAAAGCTTGACCGCTAGCAATCACACCGCGAGTAGTAAAGATTTTCATTGTTATAAAAAAAGAAGGGGGCCATCTAGACCCCCCAGTTAAAGAAGTTATTAAGTAGTTACGTCTAGGCAAGCCGCGAAGCTTTCAGCGTGTCTAACTGCTACGTCGTAAGAAATGATTCCACGAACAGAGGTAAGAGCCTTGCTGAAGTCGTCACTATCTTCACCTACAGTTATTTCAAGACCGTTACCGTAGAAACCAACTGTTGCTTGGCTGAAATCACCTATAAGCACTGCGGAACACACTGACGAGCTACTCCCTTTTGTAAGATTACTTGGAACCTGATTAGTAACTGCTAGAGGATAACCATTAACAGCACCCGGAGTTGGGCCGCGTCCAATACCGCTTATGTCTGTGTTGAACAAGAATGAACCGTCACCAGAGGCAGAACCACCCGCACGAAGTTTCTTAAGCTCGGCTAATACTTTCGCATTAGTTACATAAGCCATTGAATCTGAAACGTTGCCGTTATCTATCAAGACTTGCTCTTCAAGATCAACAAGAGTTTCAATTGTGATTGCACCGCCGTTTGTACCGATAGCAACAGAACCAATTCCACTTGTATTGAGGATTCCTGTTGGCTGACCTGATGAGCCAGAACCGTTAAGGATTCCAAGATCAACAGCAGTATTTAAACCATCGGTGAGGTCTGTTCTAATTAGCTCTTCGATTCCGGGTGTTGCTTGTAAAAGAGTCTGTCTTGAATACTTACTTAAAGCAGCCAAGTTCTTAGGTGTCATTGTCACCTGATCAAATGTACTTTCAGCTTGTGTGATTGCTGTAGTTTCACTTGAAAGATAATAAGTAGCAGCTACACCTGATCTTCTAGGAATTGCAACGTCACCAACTAAACCAGGAAGTGCCTTAACACCTAAAGACATCATGACGCTTGAATTTCTTAAAGCTTCGATGAAGTCATCAGCCATAAGATCAGTCGCTACAAGGTTACCGCCTGTAGTTGCTCCCGATGTGACGTTAGTTGCCCTTTTTGTTAAAGCAGTGTAAGGAACTAAGAAAGATCTTTCTGATGTCTTCTTAACACCTGATCTTTCTACCTCTTGTGAAAGCTCGCGAACATAACCAGCTTCTTTAGATGACCAATCACCTGTTAACGCGGCACGAATACCAGAAGTTAACTTGTAGTCAATATTTCTTTCTTGGTTTAGATCAACCTGAG